GGCAGACCTACGGTCGTGCAGAACTTCCCAAGCGCCTTTAACCCCGCTTCCTGCGTGTCGTAGTCTTTACTCGGCCCGCAGTCGATATCCAGCCAGAAAGCTTTGAGAGCCTGTACGTTTTCCTGAGTCCTGCTGGTTGACTCTACGTATTTTGCTACACCGAAGTATACATCTCTACCTCCTTGTAAATAAGTCTCGATTGCTGCGTCCGCCTCTTCTCGGGTCGGTACGAGCGTCTGCCGTACGCGACCGTCCTTAATACCGACGATGGCGAAATGGCCAGACGTAGGTTGGACGTGCTGTAAAAGGTCGAAGTCCATAGGGCGTAACTCACCGCTGCGGGGAAAACCCGCCAGTTCTGCTCTCTTTGCGTATGTTAGTCGAGGCTAGCTAAAAACTTCTCTACCGCTCCCCGATGGGACTCGGCAGGGTCGTACGCGCCTACGAACCAGTTATAGATCGTTTGACGCGTCACCCCTAGGGTCTCGGCAACTTTCGCTACCGAGATACGGCGATTGACGCAAGCTTTGCCCAAACGCACCCCTAGACGGGATTGATCCCCTTTCCAGATAGCCTCGGCTACTTCGATACTGTAGCCTCGCATGGCTTACTCCTCACCCTCATCTGGTTCGTCCAACCATGCGGCCATGACCTGCTTCAGCTCGGGCTTAGCAGTAGTAGTGCCTGCCACGTTGCGTTTAGGCGAAGCGCGCTTCACAGGAGCAGCAGGAGCTTCTTCCTCTTCGTCCTCATCGTCACCGAAGGGGTTACCAGCAGGTGCAGCAGGTGCAGCGGGGATAGCCTTAACTTCAACCGTCTTTGGTTCGGCAGGCGCAGCGATAGCCTTCTGGCCACCAGTCTCCACCACAGTAAGGCCCACGTAGCGCTTGGTCTCGGGGTCTTCCTGTGCAGCGTCCACAAAGCCAGCTTCCACCTCGGTAAGCAGGCGCACCGGGGTGAACTTCAACTTCATGGTATCTGCGTCGAGGTCGTACATCACACGGGTGACGACGGTATCCACAGCTTCGCCGTTGGCCAGCAAGAACTTCTTGTAGTTCTCGAACGGGTGGACGTTGTCCGTACCCTTACCAAACAGGGAGCCCGCCGGGATTTGCATCTGGTAAACTTCACCAGATGAGTCACCAACTACCAGCGCAGCGATGCGGCGCAGGTAGCGACAGGCGCGACCCTTACCGTTGTCGCCAGAACCTTCGACGTTTTTAGGGCAAGCGACGCAGGAGGAAGCGGGCCGACCAGTAGCCTTGATATCCGGAGTCTTACCATCGTTCGACCAGCAGTCAGGCAATGTGGCCGCTGCGCTGGGGTCGTACTTGGAGCCGTAGAACTGGCGCGACGGTTCGGCCAGCAGGTCAACGATGATGACGTCCAGCTGATGCGGGACTGCCTTACCAATCTGCTCACCGCCCACGACGCGCTTGAAGGTGCCGTTGGTGTTCAGGCCGATACGACGCAGGCTACCGCCGCTACTACCCATCTTGTCCAGCAGTTTGGACTGCCGACGCACGGTCTGGACGTTAGATGCTTCTGCAAAGATAGTCAGGTTGCTCATGGTTATTCACCTTTTTTGCTAGGTTTGCGAACTTGGATTACGAACTTGCGGTCGAGCTGAAGGCCCGCCGGCATCAGGTCTGGGTTCTCGTCCAGCACCTGCTGCATGTTCCCGTTATGGATACGCTTCTCAAAAATAAACGGGACGTTATTCTCGACTACAAAGTTGTACATAGACTCCCAGTCGTTAGTCCAGTAGCGGGTCTGAACACGACGGGACACAGTGCCCATCGGGGTCTTAACGCTATCCAGATTGTGTGCGTTGCAGAACTCCAAGATAGCTGCGGATATAGCTTCGAGGCTATTGTTAAGCTGCTCAAGCTCTGCTTCAAACTGTTCTTTACGCTCGGCAATGGTGTCACGGATTTTCCGGTACACCTCCACCATACTCTCGATGTCTACATTATCCGACATGGTTTGCTCCTTATGGTTGCCGGGATTGCTTAAGTAGCAGCGGTCTTAGACCGTGTCAAGTATGTTTCTATATAGGTCGATCAACCGCTCGTGGTTTTCGATGTTACCTTGGAGCATCTTGTACAGGTGGGCTTCCACCTCGCTACCCCGGATGTGCATGATTGTCATGGCGTTCTTCTGGCCGGGGCGGTTGATGCGGGCGTTGGCTTGCAGGTAGGTCTCCACTGACGTGACCGGTGCGTACCAGATTATTGTGTCTGCCGCCGTAAGGGTAAGGCCATGGCTGGCGGCCTGCGGCTGAATAACCAGCACCTTCGGATCAGGGTCGTTCTGAAACTTGGTGACGATATCGCTACGGCGGTTGACCGGCACCTTACCGCTAATGACGTCACAGCTAATGCCCTCCCTCTCCAGCCTAGCTACCAGTATGTTGATGGTGTGGGTGAAGGGGACGAAGACCAGCACCTTGTTGGACGTCTCGTTGATAACCTCCAGCACCGCCGTGATACGGTTGGAGACATCGAACTCCAGCACTTGCCCATCATCCGTATAGACCGCGCCTCCGCTGATCTGGAGCAACTTGTTCACCCGCGTGGCGGCGTTGACGGCGCTGACCTCTTCGCCCGCTGCCTCGATAAGCAGCTGGCTCTTAAGCTGATTGTAGTATTTGCGCTGTTGAGGGGTCATCTCTACCTCTCGCTCGACGTGGACAACGTCGGGTAGGTCAAGGCAGTCCTTCTTCTCGAACCGTATCGCCGGCTGAAGCATCTCGTGCACGATCTTGTTTGCGTTAGGCTTGGGTGCCCACTTAAACTTGCTGACCGACATCATCACGCTGTCGCGGAAAGACCCAAAATATTTTGGGCACTTGGGTGTCTCTAACAACCGCGCCAGACCGTAAGCATCCAGTGGTGACTGCGCTGCTGGCGTACCCGTAAGCATCCAGACTCGTGGCGTAGTCTCCTTCACAATCTTGTTCAGGATTTTCCAGCGGTTGGTCTGCGCGTTCTTGTACGCCGACGCCTCGTCCACGACGATAAGGTCGAAGCCGCCAGCTATGATCTCCTCAAGCACGGTCGCCACGCCATCGAAGTTGATGACAACAATGTCTGCTCCGGCCCGGATAACTTTCCCGCGCTGCTTTGCAGCGCCATGCGCCACGCTACACGAACGATGCATAGCGAATTTGAAAACATCCTGCTGCCACGCCGACTTCATGATGGACAGCGGGCACAGCACCAGCACTCGCTTCACGAGCCCCTTCTTTATTAGGTAGTCGGCAGCCCAGATGACACTAGCGGTCTTACCCGTACCCTGTTCGTTGAAACAGAACGCCCGCTCGCGCAGAGATAAGAACGACGACGTGATCTTCTGATGGTCAAAAGGGGTGTATCGCCCGGTCCACGTATAGTCGCGCAGGATAGGCGACGGGGCATCTATCCCCAGCTTCACCAGTGCCTTCGCTTCCTTGTAGCCCCAGTTCACCAACACACCTTCGCTGGTGCGAGCGCTCTTTGTTACTACAGATGTAATAACAGACGGGTCATCAACGCTGACGAGCAGCGCCCTTCCTTCGATAATCTGCACTAGTTTGCTCCTAGCAGGTTACTTGTTTTTGCGTTCGCGCTTGCTGGTCTCCGACACCAGATTGTTCTTACCATCACGTTGGAACGACCGGTTCTTACTCTTGGACTCGACACGCAAGCCGTCACCGTTACCGCCACCCTTATCAAACGCACGGACATGGGCGACATCCATGCCGTCGCCCTTCTTGACCTTGCCTTCTTTCGTGAGCTTCGCTCGGGCGGCGTTGCGCTTGGCCCGGTTGCGCTTCTGCACCAGCGTACCTTGATACTTCTCGTACTCCGCCTTGTAATCCCTAGCCACCCTCTACCTCCTTCGTCTCAAAGTACGGAGCCATCAGGGTGACGATGCGCCCCGTGGCAAGTGACTTCCCTTCTACCAAATCTGGCCACCTTTTGCTCGGCCCAATTATATGGGTAAGGTAGTATAGGTAGCCGTGCTTGTTAGCCCTACTCTGATGGTAATCATCAAGCTCCGGCTTCAGGCTTAGCAGTTTCATCCGCGCCTCCGTGGCCGCCAGTGTTCACACGTCTCAACCGGGCACCACCCGCACAGCCCACTGGGGGTGGCGTTCCACACACCGTTCTCTTTAGCTGCCTCCAGCCTATCCAATTGCTCGTCAAACACACCCATGTAGATGGGCAGCTGCTCTCGATGGTGAATCTTCCTCGGCATATCCTGACTAACAACGTACAGCAGAGCAGAGTTGATGGTCTCGACTTTAGGGAAGTGAACGAAGATGGCCCCAGCCAGCAGGTCTAGCTGTTTGATGTCCGCGTACTTGGCGTTCTTGCCGGTCTTGTAGTCCACCAACCACGCCTTGCTGCCGTTCACGATGAGCAAGTCAGCGATGCCCCGGTACCAGACGTCCTTACCAAAGAAGCCACGGGGTTGAAACTCATCCCCGATCTTGGCCACACCTACCTTGATCTCAGCGTACTTGGTGCCCTGCTTCTTCGCCAGCGGCTCAACAAAAGTTCTCATAAATGCGAACTTCTCAGGGATGGGTGCCCCCTTCGTAATAAACAATTCAGCCGCTTCGTGGACGGCGGTCCCATAGTCAGCAGCTTCCCCCGGAGTATCCTTGACGTCCTTAACCACCTTGAGGTGGTAGTACTTCTTTGGACACTGATCGAAGGTTTTGATGCTGCTATAGGACCACGCTGTCATTATTTTAGCCTTATCTCGACGTGCCTTGTAGTCGGTCTGAGACCAGCTTAGCATAACCGGCGATATCTACCCAGCTATCTAGGTGCGACGGGTCACCGTAAGCGATACGCCCCATCTTATGGGCAATCATATCCATGCTCTCACGCATGTCGGGGTCCATGGTATCCCAACTGGGGCCGCTCCGCATAAGATACTTCACCTCCTGAATGAACACCGCCTTATTGGCGTAGTTACCGTAGTCCTCGCCGCGCTCCGTCAGGGTTGCATCTACCTTATCAACTTTAGGCGCTACGCGCTCTTTGCCCTTACCGCTAGACAAGCTGTGGAGCAGCTCTAAGTATTCCTCCGGCAGCATGTTGGCCAGCTCGGACTTCGCTTCCGGGTAGTCACGCTCCGTCAGGGTTGCCTCTGCGTCTCTAAAGTACGCAGGCCGATCACGGTCCAGTATCTCGATCTGTTCTGCTCGGACTTTAGGGTCCAGTCCCTTAAGGTGTTCTGCGTGTTCTTTCGTAACACGTCGCATCTTATGCGGGTGCGTACTTACAACCCTTGGACGCACCATGTTGTCGTCGTTTTCTTCCGCCTTCTCTTCGGCCATCTGTTTCTTCAGTAGCCAGACGTAGCCCGGACTTACCGCCATGTGATTGGTAATATCCTTAGTGGAAAGACCCCTCCTAAGTAGTGTCTTCACGTCTTTCGCTTTGTTAGTCTTCGTCGTCATTCGCTTGCTCCTACTTGAGGTTACCACCGGACTTTAGAATGTCACCATCATAGGTGTACGTGCCGGTGTGGGTTAGACGGATGAACGGGTGGGCATTGATTTTGCCGCCGTGCTTCCGCCAAAGTTCGCAAAAGTGATAATCCTCGGACAGCAACGCTCCGCTGTCGTCGATACTTGTTGCGAAAAACTCATGGGTCAGGGGCTTGGCATACTCCCCCTTCTCCGGATCAAAGAATGACGATACCCGATAGGTGGGCACATGCGGAGCAAGCTCCTCAAAAACACGGCGTTTGATGAGCATGAAGCCCGTGCCGCCGTGGCGTACCTCGATGAAGCCGTCGTCATCCGTCTCTTGGTGGCTGTTGCCCACCATGTTGAACACAAACGCGCCAGCGTGGTCGTGCAGGTCGTTCTTGCCCTCACGCGCTGCCTTCTTGACGCTCTCCCAGTTCACTTCCTTCTTGGGATAGATACCGCACGCGATGTCCTTGTCTCCCGCTAACAGCATAGCCACAGCGTTCTGATCGAAGCCAATGTCGGCGTCGATGAACATCAGGTAGTCGATCTCCTTCTCAAGGAAGACACGCGCCAGTTCGTTGCGGGCACGGGTGATGAGGCTCTCGTTGGTGATCTGGCACCAGAAGATATTCACCCCCACTTCGCGCATCTTGGCCATCGTGAAGAGCAAGCCCTGCACGTAAGCCCCAGTGCACATGCCGCCGTACATGGGTGTCGCCACCATGATGCTGGGGATTTTATAATCCGGGTCCACCGGCTTCACTTTCACTTCATCACTCACTTGGATTGCTCCTTCTTATGGGCGTAAACTTGCCGCTGCGCGGCGGAGATGCTCACTCCAAAGTACTTGGCAATAACCTCAAAGGGCTCACCAGCTACGTACATATCCCAAATCTCTTGCCGCCTTCCGGGCGTCCACCATCCAGCAGGTTTACGGGGGCGTATAACGATGTTGCCTGTCACTTCTTACGCACCGCAAACTGATGACCTATGTGAACAATGTCAAGCGACTCTGCAAAGATATTCACAAAGAAGTCCACCGCCAAGCGAGGGCGGTGCAGGATGTCTCGGCTCTCACCCCACAGATAGTCGTCGAACACCATCAAGCCGCCCTGCTTCAGCAGCGGCCACGCCATACACGCATCGGTCAGCACATCCTTGGCGACATGACTCCCGTCGATGTAGATAAAGTTATAGAGGTTCTTACCATCGAACCAGTGTGCCAGCTTGCGCCCCAGAAACTCGGTAGCCGTACTCTTGTACTTGTAGACGCGGTTGTTGGTCGTGTCCGGCCCGTCACTTGCGAACCGTGTGTGCCCCCAGCTATCTTCGCGGCTACGGTGCTCCGCTGACTGACAGTCGAGCGCCTTGATGATGTTGTGATCGAACCGATCTTCGGCCCCGCTAAGCTCTCCGTTCTTATGCTCCTCACTGCCTTCCCACGTATCGACGCAGTCAATCCAGTCGCCGGGGTTCATCATGTTCTCAACAATCCAGACGGCGCTGCGGCCCTCGAACGAACCGATCTCAAGGAACGACTTACGTTCCGGCAGCAAGCCCTTTAACTGCTCCCACACAGGGATGTTGTGGCTGAACCAGTCTTGGGTGAACTTATAGTCAGTCATTTAATTTCTCCTTTGTTGGTGTGCTTCGCCTTCAAGACCTCGTCGTAGCAGTCTTGTGCCAAATGGATTATGTCGTTCAGAAAGTCCGCTGCAATAATCCAGTCCGTTTCCAGTAGCTTACGGAAGTCGTCACCTATGATTCGCCCTTCTTCGCCGTCCCAGCGGAACCTGAGTTTAATCTCACCCACCATAACTCTCTCCCATCTTGCTCTCACAGTTTAACGGCAACGCCGCTGCCCACTTCGGGCGGATACGCATACACTGCTCAACGAACGCACGCGCTTCGTTAGCTTCCTCCTGCGGTGCTACCACCACCACGCTATCGTGGACGGTCATGGCTACCTTGTACCTCCGGGCAATCATCAACATCTGATTGGCGATGACGATACGGGCCAGTGCCTGACAGATATTCTCGACGCACTTGCCGCCGTATATCCGCGTAGAGATAACCGCGCGGCCCTTCTTGGTATCGTAGACTAACTCCTGCTTGTTATTTTCGTTTAGTTCGAAGCGCAGGTTGGGGTAGCGGATACGTAGTAAGTTAGGGAGGACGATACCCTCGTCGACATCCAGCTCCATACCTTTGCCTAACGCGGTGGGTTTATTGACCACCAAGGACTCCAGCGAAGCGCCGGTATCGAGCCATAACTGCGGGATGTGCTGGTAGGTATCCCGGTACACCGCGATGATGCGCTTGCACTCGCCCAGTTTCATGACCACGCCAAAAGTCTTTAGCTGCGCTTTGAACTTAACTGCACCCATGCCATAGCCTGCACCTAGGATGGTAGTCTTACCTACGAACCGCTGGTCAGCTGTGACCTCGTCAATAGGCACACCATAGATGGATGACGCCATGATGCGGTACACATCCTCACCCTTGTCGAACGCCTCGACCAAGTCCCACTGCCCCGCCAGCCACGCCAAGGTGCGCGCTTCGATCTGGCTGGAGTCGCAGTCGATAACCACGTAGCCGGGAGGTGCCTTGATGGCCTTCTTCAATGGCGACTTGCGCGGCAGGTTCTGAAGGTTGACCTTATCGTCGCCACCGAACCGCCCAGTGTGGGCCGCGTAGTAGCGCAGGGGGACAGGCAGCAGACCACGCTCAGCAATCTTGATAAACCGCTCGGTCCTTGTCTCTTCAAGGGTAGACTTTACCCCTAGCCGCGCAGCGACAATGGCCTGCACCTGCTCGTTCTCGTGCTCCAGCAGCGCCTTGAACGCCTCGTCGTTCTTGGCAAAGGCATAAGTCTCCTTACCTGTGGTCGGACTAATCTTCTTAGGTGGGACAACACCATGGGAGGTTAGCAATTCTGCTAACTTAGGGTTGCTCATCAGCTCATCCCTATTGTAGTCGAGCTTGACCATCAGCGCTTCCTTGTGCGCCTTCACCGCCTCAAGATGCTTCTCCAGTACGCCCTTATCCAGTTCTAATACGGGCTCGGTGAACATACGCATGGTCAGGTCGATGAGCTGAAGCTCCTCCGGGGGGAACCCTTTCATCAGCTTCATGGCCAGCTTGTACGTCATCTCGGTGTCGTTGATGCAGTAGTCCCCGTATGCCTCCAGCTCTTCCGGCGTAAAGTCCAACCGGCGCTTACCCAACGCGTCGATAACCTCGGTGCCCTTGACGCCCAGCCCGTACCGCTCGGCCAGCTTGGCTAGGCTGTTACCCGCATCAGGCCCGTCTATAGCCCGCGCCATAGACAGCGTATCCACAATGCGCTTGGGTCGGATGTCGAACACCCAGTTCATGATGGCCATGTCGAACACGGCATTGTGCGCCACAGCGATGCTGTTGGCCCAGTCAAACTTATCCAACCAAACCTTGGTCCGCTTGCGGGTGCCGGAGAACCACTCAGCAGGCTCGTTGTCTACCTTTACGGATACACCGATAGCCTCAAAGCGCGAGTCACGGACGTACTCCTCCGTTGTGATCTTCGAAAGGCTGTACTGCTGGCTGTAGTAAGTCTCGAAGTCAATGGTGAGGACGCTCATTCGCATGACCACACGTCAGCGGAACGCTTAAGGCGCGGCCAGCCCTGATCGACGGTAAAGCTACGCTCCTCGAACAGAAGATCATTCGTCGGCACGATGGCCAGCCGATCATGGTCGGTGCGGATAAACATAAACTCTTTCCCTTGAGATGGGTCGTGCGTGTACGCATCGCCCTGCGGCACCGCCGTAAACAGATACTCGCCAGTCTCGCCGTCTTTGATGCGAACGCGCAGCCCGTCGAGGTAGTCGTACACCAGCAGTGCAAAATCTGTGCCGTAGCAATCCCACACCTGAGCCTGCCACAGCGCCCAATCGGTGCAGTCAGGTGTCGCGCTGAATGCTATGGCATGAGGTGGTAACCCACGGTAAAATGCCCCGCACTCCAACATAACGTGGCAACCCCAAGCCCGCCCCGGATGGCTGTGTAAGCCAAACCAAACAGCAGGCTCGTACCCCGTGCCGCCCTCACGGACAAACGCGGAGTCTACCCACACGTAGTAGTGGCGCGGTAACGAAGCACTAGAACTGCTCACTGTGATTGCTCCCTCGCTGTTGTTGCTTTGGTCTGCCACAAGTGCCCCTTGGCGCGTATGGACAGCACCACTGGTTTCATTGTCCCGTCAGGGTAGCGCCAGTAGAATCGCCGGTTGTGGATGACTACCCGTGCATCTGCGCTAGGGCGGCGTTTGATTTCTGTAGCCATGTATTCACCTTCTGAAATGCGCCTAGCTCGTCCACGGCTGCAATTATGCTGCGCGATGTGTACACGGCTGGTCTTTTCTCCCCCTCCGGATGCACGGCGACGATGGTCCACCGGCCTTCCTGCTTAGTGAAGTAGACGTAGAAGAAGGGCTCGTTCTCGCTAGGGTATACTGCTGGTTGCATATCGACTGTTGACCTCCCCTTCAATGGCTTGGAACGTCAAGAACCAGCCGGCCATAATTAGTGCGGCCAGCACAATACCCGCGACCAAGCCCCTTACTATCATCGTAGCTTCCTGATTATCTCGCGCACCGAGTCCCAGTTCTCTTCGTTCACGACAACGGCCACGCCGCCTGAGCTACGTATCTGCTCGATCTCATGCACCTGAAGAGCCGTCGGCTTGTTGGTGCCGGCCTTGCACTCGATAGCCAGAAACCTCCCCGCTACGCAGCAGATGATGTCGGGAACACCGCTCCGTCCATATCCGTGCGTAGCAGGGAAGAAGTAATAGACACCCTCC